ATGGTAGTGTGGGGTTTCCCCATGTGAGAGTAGGTCATCGTCAAGATTAAATTCCGAAACCCCTATCTGCATCTGCAGGTAGGGGTTTTGTCTTTGTGGGCCGAAAGTTTCCTGCAAGGCGGGCATAAAAAAACCACCTTGGGAGGTGGTTTTCAGACATGTCACTGTCAGCTCAGTCGCCGTAATACTCGCAGCCACTGGTGCAGGTCTCATGGATACGCACCTTGCTCAGTTCTGGCAGCAACGGCTTGACCTGGTCCCAGATCCATTTGGCAATCACTTCGCTGGTCGGGTTCTCCAGGCCAGGGATGTCATTGAGGTAGTTGTGGTCTAGCTGCTCGTACAGCGGCTTGAAAATCGCCTTGATCTCCGAGAAGTCGCGAATCCAGCCGGTATGCGGATCCAGCTGGCCGGTCAGGTGCAAGGCAACCTTGAAGGAGTGGCCGTGCAGGCGCCCGCATTTGTGCCCGGCGGGCACATTCGGCAAGCGGTGGGCCGATTCGAAGGTGAACTCTTTGAAAATTTCCACTGGTGGACCTGTAATGCTGGTGGGGTAAGGGCTTGAGCGGAATTGTCTGATTCGATGTACTGCTCAATGTACTGATTGGTCGTCGCTGGGCTCAAAAGAGGTCATCCATTGAGAGATGTCCGACTGCCGCCAGGCGACCGAGTTGGGTCCTATTCTAACCTGTTTTGGGAAGGTGCCTTCCCGGATTCTGCGATACACAGTGTTCCGGCCGATGCCGGTCACGTGCAGCACCTCATCGAGGCGCAGGAAGCGATCAATGTTTTCTGCGTGGCGCATGTGTGTTCTCCACGCCGCCGGTGGCGGCAGGTTGGTGGTCAGGCTGCTTTCTGTGAGCGCACAGCGTCACGGCGGCGGCAGATTTGCACCTGCAGCCGATAGGCTCGGAAACGGCGGCCGTCACCTGGTGAAACCTCCGGAGCCAGGTTGGCCAAGTCCTCTTCCAGCATGCCGAAGTAGTACAGGTGCTCTCCGTCACCCATCCACTCAGGTTGGGCTATCGCCCAGTCGCGGGCCTGCACGCACGGTAGGCAGGTCTTGAAGCTTTCCATCGAGCCCTCCCAGCAGCCAGCCACCAGCTGGTACCGTTGCCCGGGGTCGATATGCCCGCGGCATTCGCAGCAGGTATGGCGCTTCCGGGCCACGGGTTCGGTCGTGGCCTGAAAATCAGACATGGTTGCTCCTCGCCCGCGCATGTCGGCGGGCTTGAGTTGAGTTGTTGGGGGAGGGGTTAGGCGAGTTCGGCGGCGAACGCGTCGACCAGGGCCTGGCTGGTGAAGTTGATCGGGAGAGCGTCGGTGCTCTTTCCGTCGCTGATGAGTACCCAGCCGTTCTTGTAGAGGGTGCAGGTGTTGCGGCCGAGCTGAACCCGGGCGATCGGTAGGCCACCGAATGGAAGCCAGCGGTTGATGCGGTAGAGCAGCTTCATCACGGCCCCCTGTAGATCAGGTAGGCCATATAGGCGAGGGCGATCATCGCATCAGCTCCTTGGGCACCTGGACTGTGCGGCCTATCCTGTTGGCGACGATTGCTCTGCAAGCAGCATGCTCCCGCGTATCCCCACCCTCCCGCTCGAACGGGTCCAACTTGATGCTCGCCACCCACGGCACATGGGCACCACGGTCAATCCAGACGCAGTACTTTTCGATGAGGCGCTCTACGACATCGGTAGCGAATGAGTCGGCGCAAAATGCCAACTGCAGCTGGCCGGCCGGCTTCGGCAGTGGTCCTTCGATTTGTTCGATTGCCCAACCCAGCGCCTCGCCGACCAGGTCGGCCGTCTTCACTTCGATCAGGTCGGTCATGCGCAGCGCTCCTTCTGCCGCTCCACCTCGATCTGCTCGTAGAGAGCGTCCACTCTCTTCTGTTTTCGGTTGATCGTTTCGGAGCGGCTCAGGTGATCTCTCATAGCCTTGTCGTACGGCTCGATTTTCTCGATCAGTCGAAGGCGCTCATTTGGATCTTTCGATGCATTGAACTGCTTGGCCAGCCGATCGCGCTCGCCGAAGTCCAAGTGATCAAGGGCACGGTTCTCCTTTTCCATTTCAGCAATTACTTCCGCCGATTGCCGATTCCAGCGCAGGTACAGCACGTCGCTCTTTTTGGGCTTCATGAAGAAATGATGCGACCTGATCCATTCCACCAGGTCTTCCTTGGTCATTTCGTCAAGAATGTCTTTGCGGGCTGGCTTGCTCACAGCTGATACCTCTCATCAATCCAGCGCCCAGGCGCCAGTGCGGGTGTATGTTCGGGTTGTGTTTCGTGCGGGGAGAGCTGGCGCTCGTTGCCGGCCTGCAGCTGGCTGTCGGGGATGCAGCTGATGCCGACGCCGTTGAACAGGTAGCAGGTGACGCCGCGCTGGCTGTCGTGCTGCACATCGATGACGTTCTCGGTTGCACTGGCGCCGGTGGCCAGCAGCAGGAGGCAGAGGGCGAGGCGGGTCATTGGCAAAGCTCCTCGCCGGGCGTCAGCTCGTCTGCCAGGGCTTTGGCCAGGCCGACCGGCCACCAGTAGAGCGGCCGCTGATAGCGCGGGTTGTAAGTCTCGCGAATGATCAGGCCCTTTTTCTCCAGGGCCTTGAAGGTGCTGAGCACCGCCGCCGCGGCAAGCCCAATTCGCTCGCCTACCTGCCATGTAAGGCCGCCAAGGCCAAACACACACGCCTCGTCCCCTTTCAGAAGCTTCTTGCAGTCCTGCTGGTAGAGGTGGGACGTCTTGCTGCGGTAACGGATCGCGTTATCTCGGCCGATATCGCGCAGTGTTTCCAGAACATCTTGCTGCCGATCTGTGAGCTTCGGGGCTTCTGCCTTTTCTGCAGGCATGACTTCGTCCTTGGCCGCCATATCGCGGCAGTGAATAGAGGGGAGAGGGGTTACAGCGGGGTGGAGTACAGATGTGCTCTACATGCCGGGCCGGCTCTTGAAGGCGAGCCAGATATAGTGCCGGCCCTTGGCGCTGATCTTGATTTTGTCCTTCTGCCTGTTCCAGCTGATAAGCCGAAGCTCTTCGAGGATGCAGGTGATGGTGTGGCCCTGGTGCCAGCCGGCCAGAGCCTTGATGCAGCCTTGAGCCAGCAGCCCGCGGTGGTCGTCATGGCCGAAGTTCGTTCCGGCGAAGCAGTTCTGCATTTGCTCGTCGCTGACCAGGTCGGTAACGGCATTGATCTTCGGGTCTCGGCGGTAGCAGGTATGCGTCATGGCTTGCGCTCCAGGGCGGCGCGGGCTTGCCATCCAGCCCACGAAAATCTGACAGCGGGAATCATGTAGGTTGCAACGGTCCCCGGGAGAAGGTCGACGGCAAAACCTTTACTCAGTTGATCCGCCTCAAACGCCGCCCGCTCATCACGCTCAACTGGCGCGCTCGGCTCTGCTGGTAGCTTGCGATCTTCCGGTACGGGAGGATAGCCAGGGAACGGGATCGGCTCTGCGCTGGCGGATAGGGCTGTTACCCTTGCAGCGAGGTCGGCGGGCAGATCGAAGTCAACACCGGACGCATGCCGTTTGTTGATATCGCGCAGCAGCGCATCCCGCTCGGCCAACTGGGCGCGCAGGGTACTGAGATCCTGCAACATTCCTGCAACCATGTTGTCGATTTGCCCGATCAAACCCGAAGAAAAATCGAAGGGTTCGAAGTCTGGTGCAGACTTGGCGTAGTGGCGCTTGTGAATGGTCTTGGCCAGTTCTAACAGCTGATCGCGAAGCCGCCCAACCTCGCCAGCGTCGGCGTGGGTGTAGAGCTTGGCGCCAAGCTTCGGCATGCGCCCGGCTGCCCAAGCGATTTCATGCAGGCCTTTGCCGAATGCCACGACTTCGCCCACCGGAATGCCCTGATGCTGCTCGGCAGGTGCTGCGCCGGTCATCGGCCCCAGGCCAACAATGGAAAGCCCAGTCGCCGCCGCATCCCTCTCTGCCTCTTCTTTGGTCCACCAGATGGCAGTACCAACCATCCAGGCTATCGGCTCGGGGTTGGGTTGCGCGACTGGCGCCAGGGCCTTGATGTGCGTCCGGCCGCCGATGTAGTGCCAATCGATCTTCCAGCCGGTGATGGCGGATAGGCTCTGGCAGATGGTTTCGGCTGCGTGCTTCGGCACGTCGCCAACCAAGCAAGCGCTGACACCATTCTTGAATACGTCATCTGCGCATGGAGGCAGCTGATCGGCCGCCATCTCTGTGTTGCTGGATCGGTTTTCTGTGGGCATGGGGATACCTCATCGCTTTGGATAGGTTTTGGTGAGGGAGCCGTTGACCGCATGGCCTCGGCGCAGGATCAGGTTCGCCAGCGCTGCGCGGTCTTTCTGGCTGTGACTGGCTTGACTGAGCAGGCCGAAGTAGCTGTTGGCCGTCTCGCGCAGGTCTTCCGCTGGTGCGGCGGCGATGCGCTTCATGGCCTGGGCCACTGATCGTTTGCGGGTCGTGCGCCGCCAGGGCTTGATCACGTGCCCTACGAAGTCCACACCGCGGTCGATTGGCTGCAGGATGGTCTTTGTCGGGTTGAGCCTGGCGCCCAGGCTAGGCAGGAACTGCTCGATCCTGCGCAGCCATTCGCTCAGCTGCTGCGGCGACTCATGCAGCAGCACGAAGTCGTCGACGTAGCGGATGTAGTGCTTGGCACCCAGCTCGTGCTTGCAGAACTGGTCCAGTGCGTCGAGGTAGACGTTGGCGAAGAACTGCGACGACAGGTTTCCTATCGGCAAGCCCAAGTGGGCGGGCTGCGCGGTCAGTCGCTTGTGCTGCGGTACCCGGTTGAACAAGTGCGCCGGGCTGCGCACGTCGTAGTTCTCGCGCGGGTCGTGCATGAGCACCTGCAGGGCCAACTGCTGCCACCATGGATCGTTGACCCTGGCTGCCAGCTGGCGGCCCAGCACGCGCTTGTCGATCGCGACGAAGAAGTTGGCCAGGTCGCACTTGAGGTAGAAGCCGGGTCGGGACCAGTTCTGCGTCTGGCTCCGGATCTTCGCCTCAAGACGCTTGCCTGCGTACAGGGTGCCTCTACCTGGGATACAGGCGCAGCTGTCCGCTATGAAGCTGCGCTCGATGCCGGGGCCGATGCGGTTGTACAGCAGGTGGTGCACGATGCGGTCGCGGAAGTCGGCGGCCCATACCTCGCGGGCTTTCGGCCGGGTGACGACAAAGCAGATAGAGCGGCCTGGCCGGTATTGGCCGGTGACCAGGTCGCGGTGAAGATCCGTCAGGTTCCGCTCCAGGTTCACTTCGAATGCCAGCGCGCTGTTGCTGTTGCGCTTGGAGCGCCGGCAATCGTAGTAGGCCTGGACCAGTTCGCTGAACGGGTAGGGCGTTGAATCTGCGGACGGGGCGGACACGGAGCTCGTTGTTCTTGTCGTTGTTGTTCTGATAGCCATCATCGAAGTTCATGTTGAATGCGTTGTTGGCGGAGCGCTGCGAGCTGTCGTGCTATCTACGTCGGCCTGCCGATTGCTCGGCGGACAAACTGCGCTGGACCTACACGGACGCTTTAGACCGGCGGTATCCATGGTGCGCATGGCGGTGACCCATCGAGTCAGCGGCACGACCAGATTCAATTCGCACAGGCCTGGAAGCCGTAACCTTCAGGCAGCGGGCGCGGATGGGGTGAAGCGTTTCCAGGCGTTGGCCTGCTTGCCGATCGATGTGGTGACCTCCATCGTTCTGGCGTGCTGGTCAGCGCTGATGAAGCGGTTGTCCTTGAAGAGGCGCATGAGCAGTTCGATCACCTGGACCTTTTCGACCAGTACCGACAGGTGTGGACGCTTGTCCTGCGTCGCGTTTGCCCGGGCAATGAGCATGAGCACGTCAATGCACTCGTCGATCACGCGCCGGCCCAGCGACTGCTTGAGCTCGCGCGGGATGTTCCTGGTGAGGTTCGTGGCCATCTGCAAAAGGCCGCTGGCGGCCCTGTAGATCGAAAGCTCGGTGTGCATTGCCATGTCATGCCCCTCCTTGGGCGGCCGGCCGCAAGCGGCCGGTTAAATGAAAAAATTACTGAATAAGCTCGCTGCGGACGGGGCGGACACGGAGCTCGTCGTCCTCGTCGTAGTGGCCCTGACAGCCACCAGCGAAGTGCATGTAGAATGCGCTGGTGGCGGAGCGCTGCGAACTCGACCAGTACCAGGTATCGCGGAACGCCTCGGGGCCGCCGGCCTGGAAAGCTTCGTGAGCGGTCTGTTTGGGGTCTTCCTCGCTGTACAGCAGGCCTACTGGCTCGCTGTGAGGGTTGTCACCGTCGCGCCGGCCGGCCCAGTTCTCTTCGGTGGTCGGCTTGAAGTGGCGGTACTGCAGCTCCTGCACGTCGCGCGCTGGGATGGCCCAGTCTGTGAAGCCATCGATCTCCAGAGCCAGGACCTGCTTGGCCAGCTCGCTGCCAGATGCGGCCATAGCCTCGGTGTTGGCGCGACTGTTGGTGAAGCTGTCGACGCCTTCGATCTTCACGCCGTACTCTCCCCAGCGCCCTTGAAGCTCATGTTCGGCGCCGGCGGTGATCCACAGGTGACGCGCGCCGGTATCTTGGTCGCGAGTGATGCCAGTAACGAAGCCACCGCCGTAGGCCTCGCCGATGGCGGGGATGTTGGCGGGCTGTGCTGCTTTCTCAACTGCGCTCATGTGCTGCTCCTTGTGTGCAGGCAACAAAAAAGGCGCTGATGCGCCCTTGGTCGAATGAATGAAGGATCAAATAAAGAATCTGCGGACGGGGCGGACACGGAGCTCGGTGGTCTTGACGCTGGTGTCCTGACAGCCATCATCGAAGGTCATGTAGAATGCGTAGTAGGCGGAGCGCTGCGAACTGCTCCAGTACGCCCCCTCGGTGATCAGCCCGTGTACCCAGGCCTGGTAGAGCTGGGATGCGGCCGGAAGGTCGAAGTCGGCATGGTCGTCAGCGCGGTATGCCCGGGCTGCTTCAGCAGCAGGATGGCCGCCCTCTGCTATCAGGATGTCAGTATTGGCCTTGCCGTCGTGCCGACTGGTAGCTTTCGACTCAGTATTGCGGCCGCCCCACTCGTGCTCGCCAACATCGCTGTCGGCGAAGATCAGGTAGTGCGCTGGCACGTCACCGATGGCCGGCACGAAGCCTCCGTTGATGCCGCCCTGGCCCGGCCATGGCTGGCCGACAGCAGGGGTATCGGTCTGCGCGATCGGCTGAACATTGGCCGCAGGGGGTAGCACCTGGGCGAACACGCTGGCGACCGCCAGCTTCGCGAGGGAGGACGCCGGCATCTTGATCGTCGTGTTGCCGTGCTTCAGGGTGATCATTTCAGGTTTCATGAGTGATCCTCAGGATGGCGCCGCCATCCGTGGCCGGATGCGGCATGGTGGCAATTTGGTTTTGGATGGGGTATTACGGGTGACCGGCATGGGGCCGAGTAATGGAGGCGTAATGGATAATTCGGATATTTTCACTACCGAGTACGGCGATTCCGAGTACACCGTATGGTTTGCCCAACACCCTAACGGCTTCACTTTCAAAATCCAGGTGGATGACCTTCCATGGCGTGAGTTCCACGACAAAACCTATGCCACCTACGCGGAAGCGAAAGCTTCGGCTATCGAAGCTGGGCAGCGGTTCATAAACAACATGAGGGGGTAATGACCTCATCGCCAGGGTCCTGCTGAATCATCAGCATGCTCTTCCGGTCGAAGGCCAGGGCCAGGCGTGGTGAGATGTTGATTTCGTGCCGCGGCGGGGTGAGAAACTTCGTCGCGTGCATCCTACCCAGTACGTGGATGCCATGAATCAGCGCCTCGATCATCTGGCTGTAGGTGGCGTCGGCCCAGCCGCATATTGCCCGCAGGTGTTGGCCGGTTCGCTTCCTGGCTGACAGTCGGAGCGGCTCAGACCGCGCCACAGTTCGGTGAGCCTCGATTTCGTGGCGCGTGATACGGAAAAGTGCGTGATGCCCGAGCGCTTCGACGTGATGAACCATCAGCGTCATCGCCTCGCCTTGTTCCTCGATCCCGGCCCACTCCATCAGCTCCAGCAGGGCCTGTTTAGTCCCTGGTCGAACCTTCAAGCGCAGGTCTTCTTCCTGTACCGCTGCTGCCTTCGTGCGGCGCTTCTCGTCGCGCTGCTGCTGGGTCATCGCCATACGGCACCCCCTTCAAACCGCTGGGCGGCAAGTGAACGTGCAACTGCCGGCGGCGCTGCTGCACTCGGTTGTTGATGCGCCTCATGCTGCGACTTTTTCCTGACTCCAGGCGCCGACAGCCTTGAACACCTTGGCGGCCTGAGCCTCATCGACTGACACGATGCTGGGTATCGCCAGCCAGGCCATGGCGATACGATGGTTCGGGTTGCACTCGTCGCTGACCTGCTTGTAGAAGTGCTCGATCACGTCAGTAAGCTTCTCGGCCAGGTGGGTGCCGTCCGGGCAAGCCTCCAGCGATTTGATGTACTCCTCGCCAGTCTGGCCGACGCAGAGGCCAGCGATGTAGATCGTCCACCGGTGCGGGATGTCGCACATGGCGTCGACCACGTGGCGGCTGCAGATGTTCTTGCAGGTCTTCCAGTTGATCAGGCCTTGGCGCCCGCTGGGGTCAATGTTGACGACGGCAACATGGTTGGTGGCCAGAAGCGCGCGGCAGGACCGCTCAATGCGCAGGCGCAGGTTATGGGGCTTTCGCTTGCTCATAATGCCTCCGCCATTCGGCGCAACGTGGCGCGATCAGATGGGCTTGGCCGGCGGCGCTTGCGCACTAGGACCGTTTCAGGATCGATTTGCGTGCTGCGCGGCGGAACCGGTGTAGCGCAGTAGGAGCCAAGCTCGGTTGTGCGGCCGCCAGATGCGAAGAAGGCGGCCTTAGCTGCCTCCAGTTCTGCCTGGCGCTGGGCGCCGGCGATGATTTGATTGTCGGTCATGGCATCCTCACTTGATCCGGATGGAACTCTCGCCGCGCTCAAGGTGGGCCCAAGGCGCGTCAGGGATGAGTTCGTGCTCGCAATCCTCGCCCGCAGACATGCGCTTGCGCACCGCTTCGTTGTGCTCGCGGTCAGCCTTTAGCTTGGCGGCGATCGCCTTTTTGTCAGGGTCCTGCGTTACTGCCACGCGGACCAGGTCGACCGGAACATCTTCCAAGCAGTCTACGATCACCTTCTCTGGTGCAGCGGCCAGGGTGATAGTGAACAATGGCCGCTTGATCGACTTGAGGTTGGCCGCCTCCATATTGCGGCGAAGATAATCACCGATCTGAGTGACGGCGTTCTTCTTGACTCGCTTGAGCTCAGTCAGGCGATCGATCTCTGCATCAATGGCTAGGACCTCGCCGTCGATGTTCCGGCGTAGCATGACGATGTTGTCGGCCTTATCGCCGAACTCACCCGCGATGCCATCCATGGTGTCTTGGATGGCCTGCTTGAGGCCTTCATCGTCGGTGTCGGCCATGGCGGCCAACTCCATCATCTGCTTGGTAAGCGGGTAGAGGCTGCTCATGCGGCGGTCTCCTGGGTGAATTTGGGAGAGAGGTCGGCAAGCTCTTTGGCCACGCGCTGAACGCCGGCGGAGTCATTGCGAGCGTCAAGCCTACGAACTGCGGTGTCATGAATCTTCTTCAGCTCACGCAAGCTCTGGGCGCCCTTCATCGCATCAACTGTTCCCTTGATGAAGGCCAAGCGCTCCTGCTTCTGACGCTCGATCTCAGCCTCTTTGTCCTCGGCCTGCTCGATAGCCTGCTCGGCCTCCAGCTGCTGCCGGTAGTTCACGTCGTCGAACATGCCCAGGAATACGTCGGCGCTGAAGCCAAGCATGGAAAGGGCCTTCTTGATGGCGTCGGTCAGCGACTTCTTCGGCGCCTCGCCATCGGTCGTTGTGCCGTACTTGGACTTGTAGAGGTACTGGGTGCAGCCGTACTGCTCGATCTCGCCGCGCTGGCCGTCCAGAACGAACCAGAAGGTGATCTTGATGGTGTGGTTCAGCTCGAAGCCGAGACTTACGCGCTTGTCTCCTTCACCGTTGAACATTTCGGCGCCTTTGTCGAAGCGCTCCTCAACCACGCTCCAGCCGAAGCCGATGCCGGCCGGGCCGAAGACCTCGGTGGCCTTCATGATCATCGCCGTGCCATTGAGGCTGGTGATCTGCTGGCCGCCGACCTTGGCGTCCTTGGTGAACCTGGTATCGGTCTTGTCGACCTGCGCCCAGATGCGCATGTTGGCCGTGGTCATTGCTCACCTCTTGCCTTGGCAATTGTCTTCTCAAAGCGTTCCGCGAGCTGAGCATTAACCTCGGCCTTTGCGGTGCTCTCTTCGGTGTTTTTGGCGCGGTGCAGGGCTTCGTAATGCCGCAGCGTGCCAGCGGCAGTGATCAGGTCCGCCAGGAGGCTTGGTGCCTGAGCAATAAGCATTGCGTCTGCCTGCTCGTAGACGAAATCGACGACCTGCTCCTGATCTTCGTTGAAGTCGATCGCGTAGCCGATCTGCCCAGGAAATCCTAGGCCGCCAACTTGGCGGGCGACCCATGGGCCGGGGGTATGCTTTTGTTCAGACATAGCGAATCTCCCGCGCCATCCCTGCGGTGGGCGCTGATGAAAAGACTATTGGATGAGCGGGACCGCCAGCATTACTGCTGTGCAGGCGGTCAGGATCAGGAAGGAGGATCGCCAGATGGCGAGGCGTCGGGCGTACTGCAGGCTTGTCATGCTGCGTCAGCCTTGGCCTGCTCGTACCGATCGATAGCCCGGTCAGCAGCGACCTCTTCGGCTCGGGCCCGGCCATACTCATTGGCCCACGGCCGGATCAGGGCTTCAGCTACGTCATGCAGGGCCGTAGGATGGCCCGCCTTGGATGGGCCGACCGCCTCGCAGGCAAGGTCGTGCACCTTGCGGTGAATGCCGCGACCGTCGGCGATGACCTCGCAGATCATCCGCTCAATCGGGTACTCGCGGTTGTCGGTCAGCAGCGGCGCGATGTGCTCCTGTGCGCCCAAGTGCTCCGCGAGGGCCTCGTACAGTGACTGGGGGGTTACCAGCGAGACCTCTTTGCCAAACGGGCGCGGCGCCGTGACGTTCTCGCCGCAGATCAGCTTGTTGATCGAGTCGTGCAGCCAGTTCGGGCCTTCCGGCGTTTCGAGGAAGTTGCTCATGACCTTGTCTCCGTCTCCAGCCGGCGCGCCAACGCACAGGCCTCATTGTGATCTCGGCGGAAGCCAACAACCTTGCCGCTGACACTGTCCACCACATGGAAGAAGTCCCGGCCCGCAGGCTTTACCTGGAGCCGGAACAGGATCACCGGCATCACCCGGCCAACCTTCTCGTAGAACTCGGCAGTGGCAATCACAGAGCGCTCCTTGAGCACGGAGAGAATGTCGCGCCGGGTTTGAATGCTTGGGTGCATGGTCGCCTCCAGATGTCGGTTTAAAGGGGCTTGTTACAGTCGTGATCTTCGTTGCTGAATAGGTGAGCATCTGCAAACTCGCCGCCTTCGTATGGGTTTCCGCTGCGTTCACGGCGATCCTGATAGGCGGTATGCTGTCCTGTACGGCGCTCTTGCCTGCTTGCCTTGCAGGACTTTGAGCAGTAGCGAGCCCAGCCGCGCTTGCGGTCGGCTAGCCGCGCAATGAATGGCTGCTTGCACCACTGGCAAGCAAACTCTGCTGTGGCAGCCATGACGGCCTCCAGGTGGTGGTGGGTTACTCGGTGGGTGGGGTGAGGTGTGGCTGCCAGTGCGTCACGCGGTGCTCGAAACGTGAGCCATCGCCATAACGCCAGTCGATTCCGTTCCAGTAGAGGAAGCGGGCACCGTTGAAGGCGCTCTGTGCTTTTCGTGCTGGTGTGTAGGCGATCACCCGAGCCTTGCCGCCGCCCTTGGGCAGCTCAGGCATGCGCTCAGAGCACTTGATCCAGCCGCTCATGGCTTCACCCGGGCGGCGAGCATGGCGTCGGCCATTTGGTAGGCGCACTCGGCAACACCACGATTGATGCTGTCCCACTCACCAGCGTCGAAGTAACCGCCGTCGAATGCGGCCCAGGCAGCGGGCAGCGCCTTGGCGGCGAAGTAGTCGCGCAGGTTCATGCCTGGCTCGTCGGTCACGCTCAAGCCGATCCCGTTTGCGGCCGCGCCGCTGTCGTAGCCGATGGTGGGGAACGCTGGCCCGCCTGTGTCTTTGCTCATCGTGTGAACCTCAGTAGAACCGCATTGGCCAGGAGCCAGGCGAAGGTGACCAAGCCCACCGTGAAAGGTGGCCTGGCGCCTGCCAATGCAGTCAAATTGAAGGGAAGGGGGGGGTTAGGCAGCGAACAATTCACGCTGCTGTGGTTCTGGCATCAAGTAGGCGACGAGCTGCTCGGTCGGCCATTCGGTGACGTCGGTCCAGTCGCCGTAGAAGCGCTGGCGCTCGGCCGGGTGCAGCCACCGCCCTTGCTGCTTGTCCGGGCTTATGCAGAACTTGAAGCCCTGGTCTTTCAGGTGCATGTCGTGTTCCTCCAGTGGATTCCCAAAGCACCCAGTCGCCCAGGTGCTTCAGTGAATCGTCAGGCGGCGCGCACCTTGCTGGCTCGCGCCTTTTTCTCCACGCCGTCCACGTCCACCACCAGGTACTCACCGCCGCCCCGGCCATAGCCCAGGTTCTTGGTGCCCACATACTTGCCCGGGCTTTCGGTACCGCGAGGGTTAGTGAAGATGACGGCCTGGCCTTTCGTGAATCCGCTCATGAGAGCTCCTTTCTGTTGGGGTGATTTCCCTGATGCCCCTCGCAAGAAGGGCATCGAGGAAATCTGCCGCGACCCGCTACTGGCGTCGGTCGCTGGCTCAAATCGTCCTTGCTGGTTACTCACCGCGCCGCCGATATCCGGTGGGCGCCGCTCGTTTCCTCCCTACTACCGCC